GCTCAATGCAGAGCTGCCGAGATAGTACTATTTCGGGCTTCAATGAATACCTGCAGGGTCAAAAGACTGATGCGGAACAGACCGGAATTGAGACTTTCGTCTCTCTGTACAAATTTGATGGATCGTCTGTCAAATGCACCATCAACCATGTCAACGTGCATGAAGTCAAGCCTCTTGATCGTAACAGCTACAACCCTCAGGGTGGCACCAATCTTCTGGATGCCATGGGTGGTGTGCTGATGAAGATCAATGAGCAGCTGTCTGCTACCAAGAAGGCCGATCGTGAATCGATCATCATTACTGTGCTGACAGATGGTGAAGAGAACTCCTCTCGCACCTTCCGTAATGATGACATCAAGACAATGGTTGAGAAGGCAGAAGGTAAGAATTGGGGCTTCATGTTCCTGGGAGCCAATATCAATGCATTCCATGCAGGTTCCGCTCTTGGATTCAACATCAATAATACGATGCAATATGACACGGCATCTATGGGTAACACCATTCGGGCTGCATCTGCAATGACCACTCGTATGAAGTCTGCCTATGCTTCTGGCCTGGATACGACTGCAACCTATGCTTCTGCGGGCTTTACTGACCTGGAAAGAACATCGGCGGTATCTGGCGATGACAAATAAGAATCCTTTTGAAATCCGCCTGGATGTGCTCAAGATGGCGCAAGAGATGATGGATAGAGAACTTGATCTTAACACTCAAAAATACTACCATCAGATTGATGCGATCAAGCAGACAAACATTGGAGCTCTCGGTGAAGTAGTAAATACTGCACCTCAGATGTATACTCCTGATCAAGTTGTGGCGAGGGCTTCGGCTCTCTACAACTTTGTAGCCGACAGCAGCTCTGCATCTGTGGGTTCTCTGAGAAACAGTCGAACCGACAAATCATCCAACTAATCATAAATAGAGGCGGGGCGTGATTCCTCGCCTCTATTTTTAGGAGCTAAACATGTTGAACGTTAACTGGACGATCGACTACATCCAACAAACCAAAAAGCAATTTGTTGACGCGACAGTCACTAATGATGTGATTCGCAAGGGTCTGCATGAATTTGTTGATAAGCAGACCGAACTTTGCAAGGTGATCACTAACAATGCTGTTGTGTTCACAATAGTGTTCTATTCCACAACATTCCCCAAGACAAAGCATTCGTAAGCACAATCATGAACAATCTTAGACAATTGACTCTTGATAACCACAAGAGAGCTGAACGTTCAAACTTCATTCGCAGACTGTTGAAAAGAGAGATGACCCCCTACCAATACTACGTCTATCTCTCCAATCAGCTACTATGCTACTATACTCTTGAAGCTGCAGCCACCAGTAGAGGGTTATTTGATGGGCTTGAGAGTATCAAAAGATCCACGAAAATATCCAAGGATCTTTCTGAGCTTGAAAGAGAGTATGGATTTGAGACCGTCATTCATCTCAAGTCTGTGAAGAAATACATGGACCACATTGGTATGATCTCCACTGATCAGGATCGACTAATGGCCCACATCTATGTTCGCCACATGGGTGATCTTTCGGGAGGGCAGATGATCAAGAAATTGGTTCCAGGATCAGGTCTACACTATCAGTTTGATGAAGATGTGGATGTTCTCAAAGACAAAATTCGCGAAAAACTGCATGATGGAATGGCGACTGAGGCCAACATATGCTTTGATATGATACATGATTTTTTTGAAGAATTGGAGGGCACATTCAATGATGTGGGATTCGCTGATAAATCTCCAAAAGCAACTTGAGGAAATGTTTGATGCCTCTCTTGAGCGTTACCAAGAAGAGCATCTAGACAGATTCAATCAACCGGGCTGGGTCAATATCACGTGGAGATCGGAAAGATTCCGTCGCGTGCATATTGACGTTGTTGATGCTCGGGAATCTAAGAAGTTGTGGATGATGCATGTCTGCATTTTCCCCAACCTCAAATCTGGCGCTCCTATATATGGATTTGATGTGATCTCAGGCCCAACAAAGGTGACAGGAGCATTCCATGACTTCTCACCGGTTAATCTGAACGACCCGGCTCTGAAGTATTTTTCCGATGTTGCCTCAAAATACACCTGGAGCAAGCCTCGAGAGCTCCCCGACTGGGCTCGAGCCATATTCTCTAGCAGTATGATAGCGGCCGGAAACATACAGACAGAAAAAGAGATTGGTGAAGTGGTGTCTCTGGTGTTGAGCAATACAAATTGGTACCTTAACACGATGAAGGTCACAGATGACATGCCTTCATCATACGCTCATAATCGATATGCTCATTTCCAGAAGCAGAACCCTCACACTCCCAGAACTATGAAGGCCTTGGGTCTCAATGAGGAAGACGTTGACTATTTTGTCAGTAAATGCTTGTTTCCAGAGGTTGTATAATGGTCACCACAGACATAGAAGCATATCAGAAATATCCTGGTTTGAGATATTGGTTCAATAAGCTATGGCTGTCAGAACAGCTAGGATACTATTGTGGGCCTGCCGGAATTGCACCACAAATATCAGGTATGTATATTGTGCGACCCATAATGAATCTTGTGGGAATGTCGGCAAACGCCAAGCTGAAGTATATCTTTGCTGGCGATACAAAAGTGGTTCCACCTGGTTTCTTCTGGTGTGAAGAATTTACGGGTAGGCAGATCTCGGTTGATTACAAATGGGAAGGTCAATGGGTACCCATCTCTGGATGGGAAGCAACTAGAGACGACGAAGATCTCTACATGTTCAATAAATGGAAGAGGATTCATGATCTACCTGCTCTGTCGGGAGTATTATTTGAAGAGCCCGTTGAGCACGGGGTAACAACAATCAACGTCGAATTTATTGACAACAAGGTGATTGAGGTTCACTTCAGACATTCACCCGATCCTCAATATGATGTTCTGATTCCGGTTTGGAAGGGGGCCGAGAAGAATGTTGATATTTTTAGGCAGTTGGGATATACTTTCATAGAGAGCTACGACGATGCAAACGGTTTTATTGAACGTCCGCGCCTCGGATTCATGGTCAAAAACAACACAGGAGAATAGAATGTTTCTGACATCATATTTTAAGGAAACACCAGAAGGCCAATACAAAGCAGAAATACATCAACAGACCACCGGTTATATAGTTGAGTATTACAAGCCCACCGGAGAAAAATTTAAGACAGAGGACTTCTCTGCAAAGTCGATTCACTATGTCAAAGATGCTGTTGAGAACTGGATTGACGGAATCAAGACGTTGAATGGGTGATCGCTGATGATAGAGGCACGAACACCCGAGAAAATACATCATGAAATAGCAGATAAGCTGGCTCGAGGCGTATCGTATATTGATGCTCTTGTTGATTACGCCAATAAACACAATCTAGAGATTGAGACCGTGGCAGAGATTGTCAAGCGATCTCAGATCATGAAAGAGAAGATCAAATCTGAAGCCCTGAAGATGAGATTGGTAAAACCCGATGACAATGCTCCCCGTCAACTATGCGACTGAAGAATCTTTTAATGTATACTTGAACTATCTGGCCATGAAGAGGCACTTCACGACAGATTCCTATGACTTCCACAAGTATAATGGAAAGGTCAAGGCATCATTTGATTCATATCAAACGCGGAATGATGCTTTCTTCTTTTACAAGCTATCTAAGAAAAAAGAGTGGAAGAACCACATCCTTGCTAATATAATTGAGACTCCCAATATATGGATCAGGGATCTCTGTGAAGAGCAAGCAGAGAGTGTCTACTTCGATTGGAAGAAGAAAATCGATGGATTGACACACCACTTCAGCAGCCAACTGAATCAATTGAAGCCAGAACTCCAAGACAATTTTGTTGTGAAGTCTGGATCCCATCCGCATCTACTGAATCTCTACATGAAGAAGCAAGTATCTCGGGAGTTCTTCACTATTGTTACTAGCATCACTAATGTCTTTCCCTATTGGGAAGAACAGATGGAACATGATGTGATTGCTCATGATGCTATCAAGTTGGCAAAGAAGTATCTGCCGTTTTTGTCAATAGACAAAAAAAAGTTTGCAACTCTGCTGAAAGCACACGCAGAGTTGCATAAATATGAAGTCGACCAATAGAAGTCGGCATCATATACAAACACATACTGTAAACATACAT